AGCTTTACCTCTTCGCCGGCGATTGTTACGGTTTCCCCATGTGGTCTAAGATCGCTCATTTTTTCTCCCTCCCGTAGTTTATAGAAATTTTATAATTTCAGAGTAAGTGCCATTTTTACTTTATTCAGTTAAAGTACAAATCGCATTTGCCCTGAAAAAAGCCCCAGATCCCCGTAGGGACCCGAGGCTTTGCGAGGTGTCCTTATCAGGCGCTCTTCTGACCGCCGTAATTCTTGATCCAGGCCAAGGCCTTTTCTTCGTCGGAGAAAACGGCCTTTTTGATGATGGATCCCGCGTCGTTGTTGAACGCGCTGCCCTCCAGGGTGTCCGTCTGGAAGTTGATCGTCTCACCCTTGGTCTCGCCGTTCTCGGCAGGGGACGCAAACTGGACCTTCTGCAGCCAAACCGCTGTGTAGGACGTCACGCCATTCTTGCGGCGGCGCTTATAAAAGCCGGTGCCGAAGTACGGGGCGCTGTCGCTGTTCTTGATGTCCAGGGTTTCGGGTTCGGTCTCTGTGGCGGGGACGTACTCATGTCCCAGGAGCTTGCCCTGATTCTCCAGGCTCACTTCATCAACGTTCAGAGATACGCTGTAGTCGGTCACGCCCTTGTCGGACTCGGCCACGCCGTCATCCGCCCAGAGCTTGACATCGACATTGTTGGGGGTGCCGCTGAAGTTAATCGCCTTACCGATTTTGAAGATTTCGCCGGTATACTTCCCGGTTTCAGGATCGATCGCAACGGCGTACGGATTTTTCATGCCTACATGTGCCATGGTTAGTTCCTCCTAATTTTCTTGGTTATATGTCGTAGTTGTTTATAGTTTCTGTCTCAAAAACGATGTGCCAGCAGTTCGGCTCCTGCAGTGTGGTCACGATTGGCCAGGTAAAGTCCGCAGCGTGGAGTGCGTTCCGGATCGTCTTTTTCAGGCTTAGATAATTGGTCTCGCGCTTTACAAAAAGATGAACAGTAACTCGGATCACGTCCTCCTGCGGCTCGTCGTCGCCGTACAGTTCGGCCCGGTCATCGCTGATCGAAAAAGTGATGTATTCCGGATCCGGCCGGTTGAAATCGTCCTCGTAGACTTTGAGGCCGGCGGCAGCCTCCAGAACCGAGATGATTTCGGAATTTATGGATTTAGCCATTTTTCTCTACCTCCCGATCGATAGCTGCCTGCAGGCTTTCCGTGATCTGCTTTTCGGTTCCGCGCTTTGCCGGCTCTACCCAGGGCCGCGGAGGCTGGTTGTTGCTTTTAACTCCGTATTCCAGGTAAGCCGCGACTTCCGCGTTTCGCACTTCCACTCGCTGCCGAGTTTTCCGGCTTATATACGTGTGATGGACTCCGACAGGGCCGACCGCTGTGAACATGCCGTAAGCGTTATGGCGTATGGGCCGGATACCTTTTATCTGCTTTGCGATATAGGTGTCCTTCCCGCCGGCTGCGCGCCTGATTGACTCCTGTTCGGCTTTGGTTAAAACCGGGATAGCATCTTCCATGCCTTTTTCGACGGCTTTTACAGTTCGCTGGCCGATATCTGATAGCATCTTATCCAGGTAATCAAAGCCTTCAATCTCAATCCGTGCCATGGAGTTCCCTCCCCCTTATCCGCTTTTCTGCGGTTAGAGTGATCATCCCGGCGCGGTCTGCTGCGTAGGTTCGCACAACGTCGTATATGTCGCCGGTTGCGTCATCCCGGAAATAATCGGCGCCGTCAAAATTGACTTTCAGTATCGTGAAGTTGGCGCTCACATGGTATCCGCCTTGCATCGCTAAGACCTGGTCGGAGCGGGTGATATCGGTCTTGCTTGCCCGGATAGGATCACTCCAAACCGGTGTTGATGTCTCGAAGCCGTCGCTGTCGCGGGTGGTCATAGTGTGACCAAAACGAATTTGCGTTGTCCACATGATCAATCACCACCTTCGGCGGCTGCTGCCGTTTCCGGTTCCAGGGCAAGTCTAAAGGCCATTTCGCGATAGATCGTTGTATAGCGCGCGCTGTTCTGTCTGTCGTCGCCGTAGTTAGCTTTAACAAAGGCGGTGATCGCAAGCTGCGTTCTCGTGTCGTCGCTTTCCAGTAGAGCGGAGGGGACTCCGGCCGCTTTCAGATCCAGTTTCGCAGCGTCCAGGAGTGCGCTTAACTCATCGTCATAAACTGTGACAGCAGCGTCAATCCCCATCCGCGCTTTTAATGTTTCTAAAGTCATAAGCCGGGCCCCTCCTTTCTATGGGGGAGAAGAAAATGAAGGTATCAGTTAGTTGTCAGTTACGATCACGGCTCGGTGGTCTCTGTACCGGTGCCGTTGACAGCGATATAGCCGTTGACCAGGGCGTCATCGTCCAGCAGCTCAACGTCCAGACGCTCGATAGCGCGGAAGATGGTCAGATCCTGTTCGTAGGCGTTCAGGTCGCCGATTACTCCGATATCGGAGGCCTTGATGGTGGTCTTCTGGCGGTCAAAGATTTTACAGTAATCCTTCAGGGATCCGATGATCACGGGGATTTTGTTTTCGGTGGTCTTCAGGACCTCGTTCGGCACAACGACCACCGGGATTTTGCGGGCGCCTACAGTCAGCGTCATCTCGGGCTTGGTCGGATCCACGGCGTTCTGCAGCAGATAGCGGCCGTTCTCATCCTTCAGGGTGTCCAGATACTGCAGGCCGTCATCGTTAGTGACAACGGATACACGCCCGGCAAACTTCTGGCCCAGGGTCACGTTGATGTGCTTTTTGATATCGTCAATGCCGGTGATTGCCTGCTCTTCAGACTCATCTTCGATGAGTGCGAGGATCAGATTGTTTCTGGTCGCGATAGACTCTTCGCCGAGCCATTCCGTGATCACATTGGTGACGTTGGCATCGGAGTCCGCCAGCAGCTCATCGGTCACGGGCAGTGCTCCGGCGAATTTGTCGATCTTGTAGGTCACGACATCAAACTGCGGACCCGCAACCTTTCCGATCTTGCCGCCTTCTGCGACCTTGGAAAAGCCAGTATAGGATCCGCGCTTCTGATAGGTACGGCGGCCGGTGTTTGTAGTCACGTTTTCGTGACTTACGAGAGACTCCAGACTGAAGTTCGCCTCTCTGTAGCGGTTGATCCGGGTCTGAATATCTTCAGGCACGGTGTAGCCGCCCTCTTCGCCGTCGCCCTCGCTGTTGTAACCCAGCTCTTCGTTTCTGAACCCTCTACGGGCAGCAGCGGCAAAGGCTGCGACGGCGTCCAGCGCTGTCTTTTTCGGCTTCACGCCGGCGGCGGGTGTCTCTTCCTCGATGTCTTTCAGAAGATCAAAGGCCTTCTGCATGTCGATCAGCTCTTTCTTTGCCTCGGAGGCTTCAGTCAGCTTCCCGGCATCGACAAGATCCTGAACGGTCTTTTTCTGGGCGTTGATGCGTTCCAGCATTTCCAGCAGTTTTTTGTTCATGGTGTTAGTTCCTCCTAATTTTCTTTCGTTTTGTGTTATAGGAAAAGTTATTAGATACCAAAATTATCAAGATCGGCCGTCAGATCCTCGGCCAGCTTCGCAGCTTCCGCCGCTTTTTTCTCTTCCGCGGCTTTCGCGGCTTTTGCTTCCTCGATCATCTCCGGGGTGATACTCAGGCCGCACACAGAGTTCATAGCTTCGCCGGCCCTGGGTGTCTTTTCGGTTCCGATATAGCCATCGGCAAGGCCCATTTCAATCGCCTGCTTCGCCGGGATCCAGGTTTCGGAGTCCATCATCTGAAGGATCTCTTCTTCCGGCTTTCCGCTCTTTGCGACAAAGGCCGCGGCAATGGACCGGTTCAGGCTTTTCAGCATCTCCGCCGTTGTTTCCATTTCGTGATAATCGCCCTGAGTGCTTGTCCATACGTTATGGACCATCAAAGTACTAACGGGGGACATTTCCACCCGCCGGCAGCCCATCGCGGCAAGGCCAGCAGCAGAGGCAGCGAAGCCCATGATGGCGGCGCGGCTGTTACATGTCTGCAAAAGACTGTAGATTTCCTGTCCGCTTGCCACATCTCCACCGGGGGAGTTGATCCGC